GTTGACTTTCCTCTCGAATGATGGTGGTGAGAACAAGCGAAAGCCAAATGAGGTCAGGTATGTGGCCTTTGATGACGAGCTCAGCTATGACAACTTCGCGGCACTCTGCCAAGGATCTGAAAAGGCTGTCAAGCTATTCTATTATGCCAGAGATGACATTTTGAACGACAAGGCTGGATTACCGAGCTCAAGTAAGTTCGATATGTCGATGGACGACGAGCTCAGGATGACTATCATGAGCAAAACATCAGGAGCTAGATACGACCAGTTTTCAGTGTTCAAATCTCTCCTTGCCACTATGCTGGGCCAACAATACACGATGTTCCACAACAACATTTTCAGATTCCAGAGTCATGAATGGTAGGACTTCAGCTATGACAAGGACTTCCAATTCCTGGGACAGAAACCATTTGCTGCAAATCAAGGATATTGGGTTGACTTGAGCAATGACAGCGCATGGCGAATGGATGTGTAGGTCAAATTCTACTCTCTTGACGGAAAACACAATCCAGCACTCGCCACAACACACAATGCCAGTGCATTCATTAGTGATGTTTACAACATGCGCAATTACACCAGTACACTGGACTAGGAGGGATCAGATGAACTGGAAAATGTGCTCTACTTTGCCCAACCCGTAGGTGTGACTTACGATGACATGAAGAGGATGATTGCCTAGTGTCTTATGCAAAGAGTCCTGGCTTTTGGTGGAGACATGAACTTGCACGATCCAATCAAGATTCATTCATGGGCCACAACACCGATTTCTTATCAGTCATTATGGCACAGAGTTCAGGACCCTGAGCACGAAAACCATGACAAGCTGCGTATCAAAGTTTATCTCCTCACTTACAATGAGGACTGTCCTGATTTCAATTATGACACCTGGACCGACAGATCAGGAATTCACAAGACAACCGATCCAAGTGACTGGAACTCTGTCCTGCGTGAGTTACTGCGTTACACCTACGCGCGTGATCTGCAGCTCATGTCAAGAGTTTGGCCTGATTTGGTGGCATACAACCAAGTGCGCAGACACTACACAAGTTCTTACAGTCGTGGTGATGAAGACTACTCGCAATACAAAGGCTACAACAGATGGGGATTCAACATGCAGAATTATGCAATGACGATCCCAAAGTAGGGTTTGATAACTGTGGTGCTCTAAAACACAAAAATAATGATGAAACCTGGTGAAGTATTTTTGTAGGTAGCATGGAAGAAGATAGCGCCTGAGTCTTTCTATAAAGTTGTGCTTGAT